CTTTTTTCATTACTTTGCTACTCGGAATAAGGGTAATTATATTAGTAGGGATAACATTCTAATATTTTTGCCCTTATTTTTTATAGTTCCATTAGTAGATTTATAGGTAGCTGTCCTGAATTTAAAACAACAGCACAACCAATAGCTTGTTTTTTAAAATTTTTGGCATAAGCAGTTGCATAACTTTTATTATCAACACCACAACCTGTTTGACAAGCAAAAACTCTAAATTTTTTTCCTACTAACCATTGAACATAACAAGATGTATGAGTATGACCACAAACGCTAGACATCATATTATTTTTAGCTTTAGTAAGAGCTTGTCCGCCCTCTCCATGTTCATAAAGAACATCATTATATATAACATTTTCTACCCAATTCCAATCAGGGGTATTTAAAACTTCATTATAAGACCTTATCCAAGCACTTGGTATTCCCCCTGTCATACTTTTACGAGCAGCCATTCTATCGTGATTTCCGATACAAACATCAATTCCATTAGGTACTGTTTTATTATTAAAAGCATTATACCACCTAGCTACTCTTTTAATTGCTAATTTTAACTCATTACCTGCTGAATATCCGTCAGGATCTTGTTCGTGATAACTGAACCCATGCGAATCAATAATGTCACCTATAAAAATTACTTGATTACAATTAAACCTATAGTATTGTTCTATACAAAAATCTAAATATTCATCTAAACAAAATGGTTCGTGTAAATCTCCAATAACTAGAATGTTGTTATTGTCTTTATTTCTTTTGTCTTTTATAAGGTCGTGTTCTACCTTTGTTAATCTTAAACGATAATCTTTTTTGATATTATTTCTTTTTAAATTTCTCAACTGAACGACCACCAAAATAAGCTCCAATAACAGTTATTAGAGTTAATTGTAATAGGTCTGTCCATTTGTCTTCTACTTGAAAAGCTATACTACCACTATCAATAAATACAAGTAGCATAGTGCAAACTATTAGGAATATTAATACTAAAGGTCTTACGGATCTTGTAAGTATATTACCATTTGTATCTGCTTCCCAACGAGCAGTAATGTTTTTTTCAACCTCTATTTTATAAGAGTTCATTATTTCTTTAATCTTTGCTTTAGCGTTTAGCTTTTCTTCTTTGTTTGTTACAACACCATCTATTATTTGACCAACGCTATCAACAATTTTTTCTGTTCCTAATATGTTTTTAAATATCCCCATAAATATCTTCACTATTAATTAATGTATATGTAAACTTGTTTCCCCATATTTCTCTAGCTTTATAACAAGCAAATATAAACTCTGACCAATCATCATTACTTGCTATTACTTGACAACCTGCAGACCACTTATCTACTTGTGTAGATTTTTTTCCTGCTCGTGCAGTAGCTCTATGTATGTTTATACCAAAAAAACCTGTTTGTGTGTTGTTATCATCTAAATCATAACAACCATCCTTATTGTTATCTCTATATACTGTCACTTCACCCTCTCTCTGTGCTAAACAATCGTAAATTCCTCTGTGCTTGTCTATTCTGTATGATTTGTATTGTCCAGGCTTTAAACAAGCTACACCCTCTACTCTCATTATATTTTCTACCCAATATCTACCAGGATCAGTAGTAGCGTCAAAACTATAAAATTTCCATTCACCCTCTACTTTATAAGATAGTGTAATTTTATCATCAAACTTATTAGTAACCTCATCACCAGTAGAGCTATTTCTAACACCTACAATGTTTAAATTATAATCACCTTTTTCAAACCAATTATAACCTCTATCTTTTACTGTTTCTTCAATAAGCTCTCTAGTTAATTTCATTATTCAAATTTACTAATTATTATACTATCTATTTTTGCTTGTACTTCTTTCTTTTTAACATTTAGTTGAAAAAGTAAGTTACCTGTAAATCGGCAAACTTCTTGTGAATTGTTAATAACTACTAAAGTTGGTAGAACATCTATATTATATTTTTCCTGTAGTGTTGTACCAATTCCAATATCTGCTCTCACAGTATTGCAATCTTCCAAGTCTTTTAAAAAACTACAAGAATTTTTATCATTCCACTTTGCCCAAAACTCTATAACAACAATCCCATTAGTTTTAGTGTGCTTATTTAAAGCACTTTCTGTTGTTACAGTTGTCTGAGCTATGGATTGCCCTACCAACAATAGTAGTATGTATTTTAGAAATCTCATTTTAATTCGTAAACCCTCTCCTCTATCTTATCTACTGTGTTTTCCATTTTGCCTAGTTTTTCTGCATTGGACATAACCGTTTTACTAATTAATTCTAGCTTTAAATCTAATTCAGACCTAGATATTTCTGATTCTGGTAATCGTTTTGCTAATTCTATTTCATTACTTAAAACCCAATATTGTCCAACTAAACTGCTAACTAATACAACTATAGCTATAATACTTTTTAATGATAGAGTAAATTTACTTGATTCTGAAACTTCTGTAGCCATTTGTTTATTTGTTACAAGATTTATCTGCTAATCCCTGACCTATGATTAGAGCTACCCCAACAACCAATAGGCTATTCATTTTTGTTGCACTAATACCTAAATCTTCTGAAAACATTATAACCATTAGTATAGAAAAGCCATACCAAAATTTTCTACTGTTTACAATTTTATTTATTACTTCTTTCATTTTTAATTTAATTTAAAGTTAATTTTTCCATTTTCTATATATAATCCTTTTCTTCTATATATTTCTTTTCCCTCAATATTATATATTTTATTTTCGTTTTGTGATTTTTTTAATATTTCTAATATACCTGTATTATTACACGGCAAACCAGTTAAACAATCTATATATTCTGTTATAGTTAATGTATCTATTGTGTTTATATACAAAGTATCTATAACATCTATATACAAAGTATCAGTTATAAATATAGTATCACCTATATTGTATATATCACAATCTGCTAAAGTAGTAGGCTCTGCACCATTTTCATCTGAATTATCTACACAGTCGCTCCAACCGTCATTCAAATAAAACAAATCATTTAAACCATTAGGAACACAACCATTAGGACTATATTGAGTCCAATTAGATTCATCATCACCACAATAAAAGCCATTTTGCTCAACACAAAGCTCACAATTTGTTTGACTAAAGCCAAAGCTAAACACAAAAAATAATAACATTCTTTTCATAATCAAAATATTAAATAGTTAAACCCTAATTTACATTCATAGATAGGTTTTTCCCAGTACCTTAAATATGTACCCTCTATAAATATTCCTAGTGATTTAGTAATCTTCCAACCAGTAACTAAACCTAAATCTAAATCTATAGGTAGTTGTTCATATTCATAACTAAATTCATTTAATCCGTAATGATAAGGCATTACATTTACCCAACTTAATAACCAAAAGTCATTACTATACTTATAATAAGAAACACCAAGCACCCCAGAAAGCTCATAAACGCTTCCTAATGCACTTATTTCATTTCTGTTATATTCTGCTATTGCAGAGCCAAAATAATGCTTAAAAAACTCATCATTTGAAGTAGCTAATAATTCACCATTTTTAAACCAATGGAATCTACCATTGACAAATTGATTAGAATAGCCAAAATCTTCTGCTAAATCAAAAAAACTCTGTTCTCCTGCTTCCCAAGTATCCTCAATAGGGTTTATATGATAAACGGGGTGGTTTCTTAAACAAATACCCATAGTAAAATCCCAACGTCCCTTATTAATTCTATGTCTAGTATCAAAAGAAGTAAATTGTAAATCTCTAGCTTCATCATTTTTTACTTGAATTTTTGTTACCCCATTATGTCCTAAATATCTAATCCAAAAATCTTGATTAGTAAGTTTTTCAGAACGGTGACGTATAAAAGAATAATTAAATAAATACTCCCACCCACTATTATTACCAATAAGAGTATTATCGCTATAGCTTTGCTCATCACCGTAGTACCAAGTTTTAACTTTTTGCTCAAAGTCAAACCTAGCGATTTTACGAATCCCAATAGTAAAGTTGTAATCATAAGGGTTAATTTGTGTAGTTTCTTCATATCCTTTATTTATAGCAATAAAATCTTGATCTTCTATCATACTTGTATTCATACTCATAGAAGTATAAAAAGTAGCATACTTAAAAAACTGAGCTTTACAAGTTCCTAATCCTAATACTAATATTATTAGTAAAGCGTATATATATTTAGAAGCATCCATTATGCTAATTTTATTACTTGATAAGTTACATAAACATCCATACTAAACCCCCCTCCAAAATTACCTGAAGATGAAAGATATAGAGGCACATTGTCTATAGTAGGAGTTGCTGTCATTGATGTTGATGATCCTGCATTAGAAACTATATAGGTAGCATTTGCTGTTACACCTTTCATAAAACTAGTTATGGTTGCACAAGAAAAAGCCGTACTGTTGCTTCCTGTGTGTCCAAATATCAATGTAATAGAACCTGTCTGAGTACTTGAATAAGTCACTTGCATAGTGAAGTTTAGAGGGATAACAGCATATCCTGCACCCTGTGCTGAAACTAATGTTTTAGGAGCTGATTTAAGTGATTGTGTTTCTGTTGCACTAACAGAAATTTTATCTGTTTGAATTACAAATTTAGAATCTATTTTTTTACTTGTTCCTGCACTACTTCCTGTAGTATCAGAAACATCTACAACCATATATTGATCGCCTGTTCCTGTATGGTTATTTAGAGCCGTTTTGTCTGTTAATCTTTGTCCTGCCATTTTGTTTTAAATAAGTTTTTAATTTAGTTATATTTTTTTGTCTTTCTTTGACTTTTTGTTTAGTTATCATTTTAACAACATATAGTTATATCTGCACCCTGTAAAAAAGATTTAGCTTTATTACTTAAAGGTGCAGTATCAAGATTTAGCCCTGCATAATAGTTTTGCGTTGTCGGATTAAGATCTGAGCCAGTATTACTAGAATACTCAGGAAAACTTGATGTATTGTTAGTTATGTAATCTATTAATCTTTCTCTATAAAACTCACCCTGATCCATACTAGCATTTATAAGAGGTTTTAATTCTTCGTGACTTACAGTACCCCCCTGCTCACTTGACATAGTTACTACTGCATTATTAACCATTCTTAAGCGTAAAAACGGTAAAACAGTAGCAAATGCAAACTGTACTAAAGCAGGTTGTATATATGTTTGTAATAATGTTAAATAGTTACCTGTTAGGCTACTACCCTGAATGTCTGATACTAGTTTAGCATTTAAATCAGTACCTAGTATTGGTAGTATGTATCTATCTTGAGCCATAAGGATATATGGTAGTAATAAATTATCATCTACTGAGCCACCTAAAGCACTATCTCTTTTTAATCTATCTGTACTTATAAATAATGTATGTTGTATCGCCATATTTTAAATTATTTTACACCTGGATAATGCCCCTGATTAGGCATATTAACAGGTGCTATTTTACTTTCTTTAATTCCTTTAGGATTCCTAACATAGCTTTTAGGAATACTATTTACTTTATTATAATCATTATCTAAACTTTGACCGTCTTTTAATTCAGTACCTTTTTTAAGCCTATATAATATTTCTTTCCATTTGTGCCTACAATAAACACCACCCTTAAATTTAAACAAATCGTACTTTCTACCTTTGTGTCCTAATTGTCTATTAACCCCTGCTTGACTTGCTTTATCAATATCTTCTATTCTATAAACAAAACCTGCTCTACTTAATCTCATCATATTTTCACAGAAAGGTCTAGATTTTCCTGTTTTCTTTGGTTTTGTAGATCCTACTGCATACTTAAATCTAACTCTATAAATAGATTTGTCTAAATAACTAAATTTATCTTCATTAGATTTTATTTCATTTACTGCAAAATTCTCTTTCTTTTGTATTAATCTATCTGCCCAATCTTCGTAACTTTCTTCACTTCCATAATCTCTTTCTTCTACCACTTCCCATTCTTCACTATCAATTTGTTGCCCCTCTAAATTTTCTATTATACTATCATAACTTTCATCAGATAGTTCAGTTAATTCTTCAACATCTTCTGTTTCAAATTCTTTTTTTATTGGCTCACCCTCATTACCTGTATCTATTCCCTCTTTCTCTTGCTCATCTTCGCTAATTTGAGAAACACTTTCAACATTAATAAAATCAGCAGGTTTAAGCGTTTTAAAGTATAAATCAAGGTCTATGTCGTTTGCGTGAAATATTGGCTCTAAACCGCTTAAAAGTGTATTTTGGAAGGGTTTGATAACTGTATTCGAAAAAAGTGAAAAAGAATCAGAAAGCTCATCTGCATTGTTGCCAAAAGTTGAATTTCCATTAACACCAAATAATAACGGACTTGTAACCCTATGACCAGTTAAAACTTTTCTAGTTGTTTCAGTAGATAAGAATTGGTAACTATCTGAATTGTCATTAGCATTTATAGGTACTATTTCAGGAGCAGTTTCTTTTCCGTCATTAAAGGTTAATAATATTTTACCTGCATTACCACTACCACCAAATTTAGCGTTTATTTGTCTTTCTATTGTTCTTCTTTCTTCTCTTGTTGGTATTCCATTAGCCATGTTAATAGCCATACTTGGAAACATACCTGATTTTATATTAGATAAGTGAAATTGTGCTATCTCCATATCTAATTGAATATAGCTAGTAGAACCTTGATAGTCAGGTGTAGCGTAATAGTATGATCCTGGAGAATAATCTTTTATACATAATACTTGATTAGCATCTGACCTATCTTTTAAATCAAATGCTTTATAGTATCTAGGTTTGTGTTTTCTTGTGTTTTCCCAATCTGCACTATAGTAATATTCATTAACTTTACCATAAGCATCTGCCTTACCACTTCTTATATATTGAGCAGGGATATGTCTAAATTCTACAATCTTTGTCCTTGGTCTATTCCATATAGTATTAACATAACACATTCCAAATAGCTTTAAATCAAATGCTAAGCATTTTAAAGTATCTTTTGGTGAATTGTGTAGCAAACTGTTTAAAGCTAACCAACTCTCTTTTTTAGCATCACTTTCTTCTCTATCAGTAGCGTCTAAACCCTCACCATAAATCATAGAGCTTACACCTTTTATAATAGCGTTGTTTATACTACTACCATTGTATAATTCTAATAAATATTGTGGATATAAGTTATCTGATCCAAATTGTATCCAATCTTTATTGTTAGTTTCTGTTATAGTAGGCAGATTATATTCTGCTAAATGTATTACTGATATATTGTCTTTCTTTTTCATTAGTTATCCCATGTTTGAGTTCCATATTGTGCATTTCGTTCATTTTGACCACTATTAGCTTTTCCAGTTCCTATAGGTATAGCTTCAATTAAATCATTTTCTGTGTATTCTGTAAAATAACTTACTGGATTGTCAGTTTCTATATAATCAAAACTTTTATCTACTGTAACATTTAAAACTATATTTATTCCTTCTATTTTAGTTAAAGCACTCCTAGATAAAGTATAAGAGCCATAGTAAACGCTTATATCGTAGGTTTCATTAATAGGACTTGTAAATATGCCTAATAACCTACTTGCTCCTGATGTTCCGTCATATGTTGTTATATTTGAGCTAGTTGGATATAGATTTGTAAATCTTAAAGTCCAATATCTATCATTGTTTAAATATGTTGGAGATGCATAATTTCCATTATCTGTAGGGTAAGCTGCTATTGTTCTAACCCAATTTGTTTTTCTTCCCCTTACATAATAAATTAAATTTTTACCACTTAATAAACTTGTATCAATAGCACTTGTAATATTTTCATAAAAAAAAATATTTTGACTTTGCGACATTCCACTTGTATAATGTAAATTATATGTAGCCATTAACTTCTAACTGTAAAAATTTTAGTATAATACTCTGTTACTAATTTTGCTTGTTCTTTTGAATCTTCAACAGTAGCTAATTTTTCAATAAGCTCCTCATACATAGTTTTATCTATATCTACATTTTCTGTTTTAGTTCCCATTGTTACCACCTATAAAATCTAAATCATCTTCTATTTTAACTTCTTTTGTTTTTACTTTCTTCTTTGATTTAGATGAATTAGTAAAATACTTTTCTTTTACTTCATCACTTAGATTGTTTATTTGATGAGGTCTTAACTCACCATATGCTAAGTTCATATTTAAAGGTTTAAAATCTTTGTATTCATCTTTTACTTTCCAAGCCATAATATAGTTTATTATAAATATAAAAGTCATTATATTGTTCACAACTTGTTTATTTTATTAAAAATATTTTATAATTATAGTATTTGTATTAAATTTTCTTTATATATTTGTTGTATAACAAACTAATTATTAGAAAAATGTATAAAGTAAAAATCAAAGGTTTCGCAGATGAAACATATAACGAAAATATTGATGAAATAATATATATAATTAAATCATTCGCAAGAATTGAAGATGTTATAAGTATTGAAAAAATAAATAAATAAAAAAAGGGGCTAATTTGCCCCTTTCTTTTTGAGTAACGATTTATTAATTATCCTGTAGTGATAGTTAAATTTGCTTCATCAGTTAAACCGTCAAATGGATATTTTGGTGTCGGTGTTCCACCTGAGCCAACACCTGCAGTTGCATTAATCCAAATCATAGGATCTTTTTCTTCTCCTCTTAATTCTAAAGTATATCCTGTCATATCTCCTTTAGCAGCTCCTGTTACTGCAGTACCACCTGATACATCCATTCCATTATCTATACCTAATAAAAATAAGTTATCGTTGTTATCAAGAACAAAAACCTGACTTCTATTGTAAGAAACTAGTTTTAGTTCATTAGTTTGTGCAACGCTTAATTTTTGCATAGTAATAGACAAAGTTTGTTCAAAAAAAGTAGTTCCTGTTGCAGGATCACTAGTAAAGTTTACTGTCATAGAAGATAAGTTTGGTCTTAAATCATATTGAAATACTGTTACTGCTCCACCACTTTGAATGTCCCAGTTAGCAAATCCTGCAGTATCTATAACATTAGTATCTGTACCGTCAAAAGTAGCATTAGCTCTAATGTCTGAACAATATGACTTAACAAAGTATATTCGCTTTAAACCACCTATTTGGTCTTTACAATCAACTAATAAACCTTTTGTTAAATTACAAGCCATGTTTATTTATTTTTTTAATTATTAATATTCCTTTTAAAAAAAAGGGGTGGTATTTCACACCCCTAATTTAATTCAATCTAGAATATACAACCAACAACTCCGTCAGTTTTAACTCCAGTTTGTACACCAACTGCAAAGTTCATAACAATTCTTACATTGTCTGAACCATCATACTGATAAGTTGGTATAACTCTTGCTTCTGTCCAATCAGTAGCTAGGTTAGTTCCAAATACCATATTTTCTGTATATGTTGCAACAATAGCGTCATCTGGCATACCAGGGCATCTGTAAATTGGGTAGCCTAAGTATGTTAAACCATCAATACCTTGGTCTGAACCTTTCATATTGATACCTTGTCCATTACCAGAAGCAGTTAAAAACTGTCCATAGAATCCATACATTTTGTTGTTCATATAGAATCCAAATCCTGGCTTATCAATTAATCCAGGATGTGATCCAACTACAGCATCAAATACTGTTGCTAATGCATCATCTATGTTAGCATTAGTAGTAGCTGCTCCTGAATTTAAAGTAGATTGTGTAAAGTCAGCACAAGCTGAAGCGTTAAGACCTGATTGGTCAAATACTCCATCATTAGATAAAAACCCTGCTCCAAATATTGAAGAAGCGTCTGCTACCCAAATTCCATTTTCTAATTGAGCTCCTGCTTTACCTGCAACTGAAGCTAATAAAAAATCTTCAAAAGTTCCTGGTAGGTTTCCATTTCTATCCATATTTTCACCAATCCAAGTTGGAAATACTGTACCTCTACAAATTTCTTCATTTACTTTTAAATCAGTAAGTGTTAAAACTTGTTCAGTTAATGAAGTATCATTACCTGATGAAAAAGAACAAGCTGCTGATACAATAGGATCATTAATTCCTAAATTAGAAATTACTGCTTTTCTATTTAAACCGTCTATTGTTCTTACATAACCTTTTGCAACTGTGTCAGGACTTTTAACTGCGGCAGTTACATAAGGCAAAGCTAACTTACCTGCGTAAGTGTTGTCAGTAACAGTTATGTCAAACTGATACTCTTTTGATAAATTATATTTGTTATTCGCCATTTTTTTAAAATTTTAATTATTTATTATTAATGTAATATGCCGCCCTTTCAGTTGCAGACATTTGAGATAAATCTACTTTTTCAGATTTAACATTATTTTCAGGATTGTGAGTAAAACCCTCTGATCCTGGTTCTTTTTCTAGTTCAACAATTTTAGCTTTTAAGTGTTCTACTTCTTCAACTAAACTGTTTACCATATCTTTAGACATTTCAACTTTTTCATCTTCAGTTACTTCTTCTTCTACTACTTCTTCTGTTTCCACAGACATATTTTCTTTATCTGCTTTTAAATCTGCAATAGCGTCCTCAAGATTTTTAATTCTTTTTTCCATACCTTTCCAATCTGCTACATCTGCTTCTTCTTGCATTTCTTCTTTTTCTTCTTCATCTGCCTCTACTTCTTCTGCTTCTTTTTCCTCACCTAAGTCCATAATTTTAGAATCTTCATCTACAGACATTTTAGCACCGTCAGACATTGTGTAAGTTCCTGCACTTAGTGGGGAAGTTTCACCGTCATCACCAACAACCATAACTTTTGAGCCTATCATAAATTGCTCATCTTCTGTTGCTAGTACTCTGCCGTCATCTAAAATCATTTCTGCATACATTTTTGTTTCTTTGCTTTCTTCTTTACTAGAAGATAAAAGCGTTTTGATTTTTTCTAGTGTACTCATTGTTACTTTTTTTTTATAAATATTAAACTTAAATTATTGTTCACAGGACTAGCGTTTTACTGTCCTATTTTTAATGGCAGAACATACTTTAGCAGCTACTTCTTTATTACCATATTGTTTTACCATATCCTTTATACATTGATCCCATTTATAAACTGCCATAGCCTGTCTATTTACAAAAGCAGCGTATTCTGCATATTTATATTTTTTAGTGTATTTCTTTTTCTTTTTTCCAAACTCATCTTCAACATATTCTTTTCTAGTGCTATCTTCGTGTGTTTCACAAGCCATATATCTAGTCACACCATTTATTCTATGAATATGAAAACCTGAACACCCTTTAAACATTTCTGCATATATCTTAGCTTCTTCTTTAGTAGCAAATAAAGGCTCACCGTCTAAAGTTCCTACAACTGATAATTCATTTTCTAGTATTAAATCTCTAATTTTACCTAATGTAACTTCATCAGGACAGTCAGTACAATTTTCTGCTAGGTCTATAATATCTTTAGGTCTTGACGCTTCAATTAATCTGTCTGTAAAATACCCCTCTATACTAAATCCTCTTACTTTACCCTCTTTTACACTATTCCATATTTCATCATTGTTTACTTTCATTTTTACAAACCAAGTTCCAATAGGTAATTTATTAAAACCAAAAGAATTTGATTTATCATTTTTTTTATCTTCTTTAATCCAACTCTCTACAACAGTCATTCCTTTTACTGGTACTTTATGCTCATAAGTAGCATTATTGTTTCTTAAACTTGACATAAATAGCTCCTGAGCTTGTTTTATAGTATCTTCTGTAAAATATACAATATACTTCTCATCTTTTTCTTGATCGTATCTAGGAATCTCTTTATTAGGTATTAATACTGCACCTACTAAAGTTTTTTGTTCTTCATCTAATTTAGCTAGTGTTAAGAATTGGTCTTTATTAAAGAATACCCAGTTTTCTTCTATTGCAGGAAATTCAACTAAGCTAATAGCCTCAACACCAAATCTATCTGCTTCTTCATCTATAATTAGTTCTACTTTTTTTAGTTTTTCTTTGCTCATACTAATAAATATAATTTGTTTATAATTGTTTATAAGGTTGCTTGTAAGTTTAAATCATTCTGTAAAGCCTGACTACTACTAACATCACTTTCTACTACAAATGCTTGTACTGGTGGTGGCTCTGTTTCTATAGCTCCAAATGTAGGTACTGTTGGTACAGTATCTTCTATACTTACTCCTGCATCAATATTAGGTGCAGTACCTCCACCACTTTCACCAGGAATATCAGTTTGTAATATACTTCTAACATTAGCCAAACCTGCAGCTATTACCCCTGCAGCACCTATAGCACCAAATAATCCACCCTGTGCTAGAGCTTTGGTTGCCCCTGCATAAGTATCCATAGTTGCCTGTGCTACTGCTAACCCTTTACCTGCTTTTGTTTCTGCTCCTACTAATGCAGTTAATCCTGTTAAAGCTCCTCCTATAATTTGTCTTCTTTGGTCTTGTAATGCTTCTTCTTTTGCTGTTCCCTCTGCATCTAGTTTATCTTTCTTTTTTTGATAATCTATATTTATTTGTTCTTTTTTCTTGGCTAATTCTTCTTCGTTGTTAATAGTTAATTCTGCCATTCTTAACAATCTATTTTTCTCATTTAAAAATTCTTGTTCTTGTCTTTTTACCTCATCTACCCCTATTTTAGCTAATTCTTCTTTATTAGCTCTTTCTTCTGCTAATAAGGCATTTTTTTGTTCTCCACTTTCTTTTTCTAATTGTGTCTTTCTAAATTCTGTTTCTGTTATTGCATTATTCAATCTTTCTATTTGTGCTAGTATTTCTGCATTATCTTTTTGTAAAGTTAATTGTGTAGCTAAAGCACTTTTTTGTTCTTTTAACGCTTCTAATTCTGCTTCTGCTTGTTTTTCTGATATTGTTAATAGTTCATCATTTGCTTTTATTCTATCTTGTATGCTTTTACTAACATCATCTCTAATTTTTCTTTGTATTTCTGCATCTGTTTCAAATTGTTTAATAATTCCCTCGTGTTTGGCTTCTAATAAACTTAAATTGTTAGTAGCTTTAACAACTGCTTCTGCCTGATCTTTTACTGTTTTTATAGTAACCCCTTTAAAAGTATTATTAAACTCTTGTACTACTACTCTACCCATTTTAGAAATTTCCCCAATACCCTCTCTAAAATCTACTATAATACCTTTACCTGCTGCTATTGCTTCCTCACCTGCCTCTTTAATTTCTTGTTTATATCCGTTTATTTGATTTGTTAATTCTTGTATTCTTTTAACATCACCTTTTCCTAGCCACGATTTTTCCCAAGCTAGTTGTACTTCTTTAATAACTAGAGCTACACTATTAAAAGTTAATTTTAAAGGTGTTAAAGCAAGTGTCATTAGGTTTTTTATTAATCTTCCTAAAGCGTCAAAATTTTCAGTAGTTGCAGTAACTCTATCATATACTGTTTTTATAGTAGATATTATTTTGTTAAATACTATACCAACCATATTAAAAGCCGTAGCTACTGCGTCTGCCGTTTCCTGATTTCTCATTAATGCTTGTCCTAATTGATCTACAACCTTTAATACTATACCTATACCTGCTGCTTTCATAGCAAGTCCTAAACCTTTAAACCCATTTGACAAACTCTTAATTGCAGAATTTTGTTTTTTTGCAGTCACACCAACATCTTTAACACCTTTTTCTATTTCACCTAATTTTTGTAAAGCCTCTTTAACATCTGCTTCTACTTCTATTGTTACTTTTTCTGCCATAATTTTAATTTTTTAAATGTTTCTCTAATTGTTGTAGGGTATTCTTCTGATCCTGTTTCAAAAGCGTATTTATTACCACTTGCCTCTAGCTCTGTTAAAAGGTTTAATGATATAGGCATAAGTTTTCCTACCTCTTTTATGTATTTTTCTAATTCCATAATAAAAATGTTAAGTCTTCAAATAATATTCTATTTCCATTTTGGAATATTGCACTTAATGATATTTTTGTATCATCATTCCCAACAGGTTGGGTTAATAATTCAATCTTTGCTGTCCACATAACCTGTTCATCTGCACCACCAATTATTAAAGGCTTCCAAAAACCTTTACTATCAAAGTTTGTAATATTTACAGTAGGTGTACTAAAAGCTGAATCTTTAGTAGAATGGTCTAAACTACCCCCTGCTGTACCTACAAAACTTGGTGGAGAGCTTCTATTAACTAATAAAGTTAAATATATAAATGTTCCTACTTTACCTTTATTTGTACCGTCTAAAACAGTACCTAATAAAGTTACTCTAACATCTACCATACTTAAAGGTGGTAGTAATAACATTTTTCGTGTATAGTTATTATTTGTGAATTCATATTGTGTAGAATTATCAAAACTTGTTGCTTGAGCATAAATAGTAATAGAACGTGTCATTTGTGTATCTCTACCCATAGCATTAATAGAAAAGTTATTTTCTATATTGGGCATTAATGCAGGTATATAGCTATTATTATTTGTATTGTTTATTAACATAGGTTGCTGTTCAGTCTGACCAAATAACTGGTCATCAAAATCTACACCACCAAAAGTAAAATCTGTATTGGTTTGTGTAAAATAACAATCCCCTACCCCTGTAGTAGAATTGGTTTCTACAAATACCCAGTCAGGATTTTGTTGTGTGCAACATTCGTTAGTAATAGTTGTGCTTAATCCTGTTGCACTATCTGTCCAAGACATTAAACCTGAATCCAAAACAGTAAATATAGCGTCACAACTTGTTTCTAATTTTTCTATTACCTTTATTAATTTTACTTTTGTAGATTTGTTTCCACCTACTAAATAATTATCTACACTTAAAATTCTCCATAAAGTATTTTTTATAAAGTATGTATTTTGAAATCCTGAGCCTTCAAAACTTCGTATATCTTCTGGAGATAAATACATATAGCAATCCATTATTCTAGCTTCTTTATCGTATATTTCATTTATATATTGCGACCAATACTCATTATAATATCCTTTTAAACTTGGTGTATTACCAAAGTAATTAAAACAAAAACCTGTATTAAAATTAGGACTATAATAAGTCCAATTAAGTATTTTTGTGTTAGATACTACACCAGTATTTAAATTGTCTAAATTGTATTGAGTACATAAAGGAAATTTATTTGTAGTTGGTGTGCTAGGATTTGAAAATTTATAAAACTGTAATCCAGTTAAAATACTTGATATTATAGCATTTGAGTATATAGCAAATTTATAAGAATTATTAGTAACAGGATTAGTTCCTGTAAATTCTACTGGAGTTCCTGAATAGTAAAATAGTTTCGGTTTTAAATCAGATAAAGGTTTGCTACCCTCATTTAATTCAGCACCAAAATTATAAGCAATAGCAACGTCTTGATTAGGCATAGCTCCGTTAATTCCTGTATTACCCCATTGTGGTATTCCCTGTGCAATAAAAGGTGACATTACACTAAAATTTTCAAAATCACCATTAGAAAAATCATTATTCATTTGTTTAGTCCTTTGACCATAAACTACGTTCTGTTGACTTGTATAACGTTGATTTAAAAAATCGTTATCTTCTGAATCTTTAAACTTTAATACTTTTGATTGTAATTCATTAGTTGATTTAATAACTTGCTCTTTAGATACATCTAATTTATCAGTCCAATATAGAGTAGTACCTGCATTTATGTAATCTTGGTAAGGCTCTATTAATAATAGTTTTTCATTATCAGGATCAGTTTTAATAATTAAATTAAATCTATTTACTAAGTCTTTTACAAAGTCTGCTTGTGTTATATCAGGCATATTATAAAACATACTTACCTCTCCTTTTTCTAAACCATTAAACATACCTACTTGACCATTACCTAAACTTTGAACAGATAAATTGCTTATAATAGGAATCCAAGTTTGAGTTAATAAATTATCTGGACTTTCAGCATTGTTAAAAAATACAACTAAATAACAACCAAAGCCTGTACCTGTAGGTATAGGACTTACAAAAGTTAATTCGTGAGTTCCTGGAGTTAATGTTATACTTTGAGTATCTAAAGCGTAAGAGTTTCCCTCATAACTTCTCCATTGAGCAAAACACTCAATAGATTCTATTGTAGAGCCAGATGTAGATTGATTTGGTATTACTATAGTAAATTTTGTTTCTACTTCTACTTGACCACTAGGCAACAAAGTATCTTGACCTGTTAAGTCTTGATTTTGAAAAAATATACCTGGTGCAAATTCTACTGGTTGATCTACAAACATAGGCATTGCTGATAATGTTTGGAACAACATATTGTTAGGATCGTATTCTTCGTTATTTAAAACTAAATAAGGATATGCTATATCACCTAAAGAGCCTCCATAAAAGTTTATAGCTGCTGATAATAGTGTACCTGTATTTGTTCCTTTAAAACCTACAAAAGCTCCATTATTACTATCCGTAGAAAGTTTAAATCTAGTCTGTACTCTTTCGTGTTGTGGAGCTAACGTCATAAACATTCTACTAAACCAATTTGTATCAGTTACAGGAGTAGAAGCGTTAGTGTCATCTATGCCTAAAAATGTACTTTTAATTTGATAACCTGCCTTTTGTGCAATTATTCTAATTAATCTTTGTATTCTTATTGCAGGTTTTAACATACTAGGTCTTATAACCCCATATTCATCTAAGGCATTTAAAACAGCTAAATTGTCAAAAGTAAAATTTTCATTTGTAAAACCCATTTCATCTAGTAAGTCATCAGGCGACCAAAACATAGAAGAACTCAGAGGTTGGTTAGAAAACCCATAATCTATTATAGGGTACATTATATCGTTAGTAGTGGTTGGTGTATCTTCTGTAGTAGTAACACCTGTAGTCCAACTATTAATCACATTATCTACTGTTAATTTGTGGTCTAATTGCTTATCATCTGTAATAGCCCCTGTAGAATCATTTACATTTTTAAAAGCGTCTTGTAGTTTTTTGTCCTTTAAATCAGTAAAAAAGTCTGCTGTATTTCCAAATAAAGACACTTCATATAATCTTGCATTTATATATATAGACTTTAATTGTATAAATCCTTTTAATTGTGGGATACTATCAATATATAATATAGCTTGAAATTTTGTTTGAACATTATATATTAGAGATTCTAAATTAACATCAAAATAATTTTCAAAAAATTCATTATTGCGATTAGAAAAAGGAAGTTTAAGAGTTTGACTAAAACTAGCTTTTCTTTGGTCAGGGTTTTTTAAATCTAACCAATTATAATTAACTACAACATTAGGACTTTCTTGTAAATCTAGCTCAAATTCTGTTACATCAAAAGGTGTTGAGCTGTTAGTTTGTCTATATGCTACTAATCTTACTTCCATTAGCTATTGGTTCTTACTTTGTTAGCGTATTCTAAATTAATAGTGTACTGTATTTTTATTTTATCATTTACACTTGTTTTTTTAGTGTATGTTTTATTAGTTATAATTACAGGATATACTGCACTATTATCATCTATAATTTGTATGTCAGTAGAAGTAAACAATTCCTCTAACCATATAGCCTCATCTTCATTTAAATAATCAGAATTGATTACTAATTTTCTAGTAGCTTCTGTAAATAATGTTTCTTTGCCTCTATCCCAATTATTATAACTAAATGTACTACTATCCCAAGTACCTGGTACACTTTCCATTTCTTCACTTGTTATATCTACGCTTTCTATAGATTTATTTCTAAAGTTCATATAATCCCATGCACCTAATCTATTACGCCAAGCTAATCTAATATTATCGTATCTTGTGCAACTTTGGTGTCTATCATCTATTCCTGTTCTACTTACACCATATCTATAAAAAGTATAAAACTTAGTACATCTAGTGTCAGGTTGGTTGCTAGTAATATCTGCTGTTGTTGTTCCACAAATTCTATAATATGCCCAATTAGAAAAGTTACTAGGTCTGCCTTTAGGGGTTAAGTTTTGTGTTTCTAAATTTTTAGTTCCACAACCAAAATATAAAATTGATCTATCTACGCTTGTACTTTCAGCAGCAGTTGAACCACCATTAGCTACGCTATTAATAAAAAAATGTATTAAATCTCCACCAGTTGTACCTGCTATCTGATTTCCATTTTCATTAAAATACTGTATTGCTATATAATTTATTTTTTTACCAACAGTTATTATACTACTATTACCTGAATCGTCATCACCCTGTTTAAAACAAATAGTCATTTCATCTACATTATCTGCACTTGTACTACTACCTCTAACAAATTGGACAGTTGGAGCATTAGTTAAAAAACTATAATCATCTTCATTAGTAGTATCATTTTTATAAAAGTTTAAAGGAAAATTTGTTCCATTATCTAAACCTCCTACATTAGTTGCTGTTTGTGTATAAGGAGTTGTTGCAGGAATACCAACTGCAACATTTGTAGTATAAGTTCCTGTGGGTGTTAATTCTTCTACTGGAGCAGCAGTTTGACTTGTAGCTGTTTCATAACCACCTAATATTCTAATAGCAACTGCTTGACTTACATTTGTAGAAAAAGGTTTAGCAGGTATAGTTATACCTAAATTATGAATACTATTAGTTGTAGAGTTTGCATTATATTGTGTTGTTTCTAAATAAGTTCTAACTATCTTATGAACATCAACTATACCTACACCTGCTTTATTTTTATGTATTTTTAATTTAGCTATAGTTGTTAAAGCTCCTATATTTGTTTGACTTATTTGTACTTGTACTATATATCTAAACTTTGCTGCACCTGTTATAGTCCCACTACTTTCTTTAACTACATAAACTAAAGGACTATTACAGGCTACAAATTTACTTGGTTGTTGTTCTATACTAAAATTCGCCATTATTATTTACTTAAATTTATTTCTATTTTTGGTTGTTCTTCTATTGTTATTGAGTTGTCTATGTCCTCTGCCATAGCCACAGTTAAATCTTGTTTTAAATCATCTATCATATCTTCATAAGGCTTACTAATAAATCTAGTTCTTTCTATCCCTCTTTGTTTTATACTTCTAGCTACAATAAAAGCAAATGATTTGTCGCTAATAAACCTACCTGCACCTTTGTTATTTTTCCAATCTTTTTGTATTCTTCCTCTATATCCTTTTAATTTAATCCACGGCAATATAGCTCTTAATGGTGGTTGTTTTCTACCAAATTTAAACTTACTACCCTGACCTCTTTTTCTACCACTACCTTTAAAACCTCCTGCACCCTCAACACCCTGATCTACAAACACCCAATAGTCCTCTGCTTGTCCAAAGTCCATTACAAACTTTACACCTGTAGGAGTTTTTTCTATATTGTAACTCATTTCATTAAATAGAGTTCCCTTAGCTCTCTTATCTTTCTTATTTAGATTTGCTCTAGCCTTTTCTATTAGCTTACTACCAAAACTACTTAATACTCCCTCTAATGCTTTTGTTTCAAATTCCATTATGTATTTCTATCTTCGTCACTAGGTTCTATTGGTGCATCACATAGTGAATTAGGGTTATTAACTTGCATTGTAAAACTAGCAGACCAACCTGTAAGCATATTAGAAAATCTAACTGTAAAAGGCTCTGCATTAATAGGTAGATTTAAAACTACTTCACCAGGAACATAACTAAATTTTTTACCAGGATCATTAGCAGTTTGCACCGCTAGATTCTGTCTAAACTCTGCTATAATGTCTTGCATTATTTGTAACATTTCAGACCATACTTCCTCTCTATTACTTAAATCTTCTTTTATTTTGTTCATAGTAAATACAGTAAAAGTGTAAGTTAATACGCCTTTATCTATATTAGTGTTACCTGGCTCTACATATAATATAGGAAAATCTGATTGGTCTAATTTGTTTATATCAACTTCATCTAGCATACCACTATGAAAAGAATTAATCAAAAAATGATTAGTAGCTATTGTGTTAAAATCGTCTATTATGTTTTTATATGTTATCATTTAAATTTATTATAATTATTTTTTTCTACATTACCTTTATCTTGTTGGTAACTTAAATAAGTAAGCACTAAAGCTATTTCTGTTCTAGTAATCTTTTCTACATTTAGTATATTGTCATTAGCTAAACCAAATATTACATTATACCAACCCCACTTTCCTGCTAGTGTTTTATCTTCTTGTTCTTCACTACCTCCCTCGAATAATTGTTTAAATCTTCCAATAAATTTCTCCCTAAACGAAAAAAAAAATCTATCGCAGATAGTGTTGTACTCATTGGTAAATCTTTAAACTTATCTATTTCAAGCTCATCAGGATCATAAGGTTTTACACTATAATACTTACCTACTTCTCTATCTACTTCTCTATACAACACACTCATTATTCTGTGTAAGTTTATATTTATATCTTTTCCGTATTCCTCTATATCAACAAATTCACCTGTTGTTATCTTGCTTAAATTAGGTATAAAGCCATATTGCTTACCTTTAAACTTTATTCTTTTCTTTAACTCTCTTTCATTTTTGCTATTTACAAATTTGTTTATTTTATCTACTAATACTTTCTTATCTTTAAGTTTTACCTTTTTAATAAGGTCTTTATCCACTTTACAAAACATAGCAATAATCTCATCATCTTTTGTTTTTCTTCTTGTCTTTGCTAATTGTAAATATCTTTGATACTCTGCAATAGTAATATCTTTCCAATCAGTAGGTACTATAACCTGTATTTGCTCTCTAGCCATTTGTTATAAATATAAAATTGTTGTTTTTGTTCATAATATGTAATACTTACCACTATAATTAGTAGTTAACTTATTTAAAGCAGTATATCTAATAGCGTCTATAAGGTGGTCTAATTGATTTGTAGCAGGTTTATTTATTACCTTACCATTCTTATCTACTAGCCATTTATAATACTTAAATTCATTAATAGCATTTGTACTATTCTTTGTTATATGTATTTTAAATCTTCTTAATACATCAATACCCATATTTATAGAATCTGCTCCTTTCTTTGCAGGTTTTACATTAAATCCTAATCTATGTATTTCTTCTATTGATTTAGGTTCTGCACTATCTGCTATAATCTCTGTCTGTCTTGTTATACCTAATTCCCTTAACTTGTTTGCTATGTCTTGATTAGTTAAACCTTTAGCATATAACAATTCATTAATATATAAATCATCATTGAGCTTATATACTTCTGCTATTGCAGTAGGATCATTAGAATAACCAAAGTCCATACCTAAAGCTATTAGCGTTGATTCTGTTGGTATATTGTTACATATCTCAAACTGTCTAAATATAGTTTCAGTAGGTTGAGCCATATCACCTAATCCATATATCTGCCAATAATTACTATCTAATTGTTTTAGCCTTTCTATTTCCTTTATTGTTTCATCAGGTAAAAAAGGATTATCTAAATATGTTGATTTAATAAAAGTACAATCTTCTCTATTCATTACATTATCATATATCCAACTATAAGGATCAGAGGGGTTAAAATCTAAATATATTCTTTCTGTTGTTCTTAGTGTTAATTGTACCCAATCCTCAAAGCTAAACTCATTAGCCTCATTTAGCCAAACATAGTTCCTTTTTCTACCTCTAACTTTAGCAGGTTGGTCAACTGAAATAAACTCTATTGTATTGTTATTTAACTTATATGTAAGTTCTGACTTATTATGATTATCAGGATTATATAAATTATGTGATTCTAATATATTAAAGAAATCTCTATATGCAGAAGATTTAAGAGCAGGTAATGTTTTTCTACAAATAGTATATACCTTACCCTTTGATTGTAATGCTTTAAGTATTATTAATTGTGCTAAACTATATGTCTTACTACTTCTTGTTCCACCCTGATTAACTACAATTCTTGTACTAGCATTAAGATTCTTTTGTAGGACTACTGTTCCCTTTAGATTCAATGATTTCAATTTCAATCTTTTTAATATCTTCTTCGTTAGATGTTAGATTAATATTCTGTCTTTGTATATATCCTCTCTTGTGTCCTTTGTGTTGTAAATAGAATATTATACTTTTCTCTTTTTCGTTTTCTATATTCTTAAATAGTTTGCTTTCTACAAAATCTAGTTTAAGGTTATCTATCTCATCTACCTTTTTTCTAAATTCTTCATCTTCTTTATACCATTTATAAAAACTACTTCTACTTATACCTGACCTATTACAAGCAGTTGATACTATTCCTAAACTACTCTCTAATGCTTTTAGTAATGTTTCTTTCTTTAGGTTGTGTTCTTTTTTGCCCATTTTATTAAATTTAATTTATAATTTATACTCCCAACTTGTGGTTATTCTATTTGCTGATGTACTTCCTTTTACATTTTTATTTTGTATTTTACCTGTTTTACTACCTGCACTTAATCTGCCTTTTCTTGTTAATATCCAATTTGGATTATTTTTTAAACCATATATAATAGCAGGGTGTGAAGTTGTTGCTACAAATCTTTTTTTCTTTTTCTGCACATAATGTTTAGCAACTTCTGTTCTTAATTTTAATCCTATTCCTATACCTTGATAATCAGGCAAAACAACCAATCTATGTCCTTTATAAATATTTTTAACTATTGGATGTGGAAAAGGTAAAGCAGAATAAAAACCTGCTAACTGTTCATTAACAAAAGCCACATAAACATTAGCAGCGTTATTATGACTATGACTTAAATAATGATGTTTAGCAAACATTCTCCATACTGATTTATCTCTTGTTTGGTATATTTCAAATTTAATTTCTGGTCTATTTTTTTTTTGCTTTCTCAAATCTTGGAAAGTCATAGAATCAGTATTAAATATCCAATCAGGCAAAAGCCAATCCACAATATCATAATGACAACTAACTGCTATAAATTTTCTTTTTGTTTTCCTAATAGCTTTTTGTACCGCATAACTTCCTATTTGTGCTACATTCCTGTCTACTACACTTGTAAATTCATCAAATACCATTAACTCTTTATCTTGTAATAAACCATTTGCCAAATCTACTCTCATCTTTTGTCCATTAGATAAAACTGAATAAGGTTTTAACCAACTTGGTGGAGAAGAAAAACCAACACTATTAAAAGTTCTTGTAATTTCATCTACACTTTTTTCTTTAGGCATATCATCTAAAATAGTTTCAGCTTCATATTTAAAATTAGTTATATAACTTTCAGAAAATAACTCTTTTGCTATTGTGGTCTTTCCACTGCCACTACTTCCAATTATACAACCTATTTGCCATTCATCATTTAAATCTATATCTCCTATAAATTGTTCTTTAATATGTTCAGTTTGTAAATCAAATTTACCCATAACTGAGCTAACCCTAAATGTCTTTTTAGGTTTAACTTCTTTTATAATGTTAAAATTCGGCATATATATCCTTTGTTAGTTAAATCATTATATAATTGTTCTTGTTCTTTTTCAGAAGTTACGTCTACTTCTATTTTGTATTGTAATTCTATTGAATCAGATAAATCTGTTTGTATTTTATCAGTATTAAAACCAAGTTCAATATCTTTAAAACCCCAATCTTTTAACTCATCTACTTCAAAATTATTAGCTAATATATCTAAATCAAATTCACCTGAATTTTTGTTTAGCCTTATATTTAATTCTTTTTCATCTTCTTTAGATAGATTTACTCTAACTACTGGCACAAGCTCTGCTCCCATTTCTCTCATTATTCGTAAGCGTTGATGACCACCAACTACTGTATTATCTGCGTTTATTATTATAGGATCAACTAAACCAAACTTTTCTAATGAGTTTCTTAAGTCCTCATATTGTTTGTTAGTCATTCTTCTAGGGTTATACTCGGCAGGATTTAATTCTGCTATTTTAACTTTTTCTATTTTCATTAGTATTTATGATTATGTTTATGTTTATTTAATTCTCTTAATTGATTATTAAATTGTTTATTTGTTTCTGCTTTTATATGACAAGCTCTACATAAAGCAATTAGATTTTCTATTTGGTTCTTATGTCCTCTTGGATCACCACCTAAACCCCTAGCATCTATATGGTGTATATCTACTGCTTGTTTAGAACAATGCTCACACAGTATTACATCATCTATAACATAGTCGTAATAATCCATATATATTTTAACGTACTTTTTCAAATATTTATATCTTATATCTTTATATTTCCATTCCTCAACATCAGACATCATTTTTTCAAACTCTGCACGACTTTTCATATACCTTTTTTAAATTATCTATTATTTGTTTATTACAGGGTGAACAACTTTTCCATTGTGGATTCTGACCAAATACCCCTTTATATAAAGCATTAACTATAGTTTTTTCTTCTCTATTTAATCTTTGATTCTTTTCTACTATAGGCATTACTTCATCATATATCTTAATCTCATCTTCTGTAAACTGCCTTATATTCTTAAATTTTGGAAACATTTGATTTAGTTTCTTTCTTCGTTCCTCACATTTGCAATCAGGATTTATTGCTTTTACTAATTTATCTATTCCTGTTGCTTTGGTGAATTTAGCTATATCATCACCAATACCTTTACTTTTGTTTTTCATTTTTTAAAAAGTTTTTAATAAACCTAATTGACTTCCCTAATGTACTTCTATTTATCTTTGTTGCTTTACTCATTGTATTTAAACTGTAATTTTCTCTATAATATATCTTAAATACCTCTACATCAAACCAGCTTAAATGTTTTAACTTTTCCTCTATCCATTGTAACCTATCTTCTTGTTCCTCTAACTTCTTCATCTTTTCTTTAGTCAAAGGCTCTTTAGTATAAATATAAAATTCTTTTAATTGTTTTTCGTTGTATTGCTTTCTATATTTTTTATGATAAGGACTTGTATTACTATGGTATTGATTTAGCATTATTCTAACTATGTAAAAAGTAAGTTGTTTTTTTTCTATTATTATTTTAATTTTTTCTTTATCTATATTATATAAAGCTAATATTGTTTCGTGTAACAAATCTTCATAGTCAGGATACCTATTGCTAGTTATACGCTTAGATATATCTAACAAATTCTGATAACTTTTATTTAAGTAGTCATTTAGTTTTTCCAAAGCTCTACAAATAAATTAACCCCTGTTTGTTTTAAAGCGTTGTATTCCCATTTTCCTAATGGACTAATTTCTACTACTACCATTTGTGGATTGTATTGATTTTGTATAAAATCAATCTTGTTTAGTATATATTCATCTTCATCTATTATTTTTTGTGTTTCCTTATGTATATAAACATCATTTGTTACACCTCTATCTACATCAAATAAAAAATATCTAAAGTTTTCTCTACCGTCTTTTGTTCTAATATTTTTTGGTGGACTATGTTTTTTTCTCATATCGTTTTAGTATAATTAGTAAATATTTCTATAAATTCTTCTAGTGAATAACATACAACTGCTTTATATCCTCTAGCAGTTAAATTAGCTATCCATAACTTTTGATCCTTACTAGGTTTGTTGTATTTAACTTTCAGCTCTACCATTAAACCATTGTACTTTAGATTAGGCTCAAATATTAATAAATCAGGTACACCTTTTTTATAATGCTTTTTAACTAGAGCTTTTTGTTTATAGTTTCCTCTACCTAAATAAACACCCCCCAATGTAGATGTCCAAAGTATATGAGGATAATAGTTTAAATAATCTACTATGCTATTATGTAAATCCTGTTCTTTCATTTTATTTGACTTTGTATATATAAAGCAGTAAAAAATCCTAGTGTAAATACTAAAAATATTAATGCCACTAAACTTAAATTACTTATTATCATCTTTTATTGTTATAAATATATTAACTTGAAATACTAATAATAGTATATGTATTTCCCAATATCTTCTAATCTCATCAGGTGCAAAGTGTCTAACCCCAAATAACAATCCATTCTTTATAAAACTTATAAATATCATATTGCAAATAAATTATTTTCTATTTTTTTTAACCTGTTTTTAGTTAAGTTATATGCTTTTTTTGAAATATCTGTACCTATATATTTATATCCTAATTTACTTGCAACAGCAGGTGTTGTGCCACTACCCATAAACGGATCATAAATAACATCATTTTTTTCAGCTACTATTTTAATTATATTTGCAATAACTTTTTCTGGTATTTGATTTGAATAATTTTCTTTTTCTTTACTTACATTTTTTACTAAATTAATTAGCCACCAATCATAAAGTTTAACTTCTGAATTAACTCTTTTGTCTGTTGGGTTTTTTGGTAATTGTTTAGCTTTATTAAAGTCTGGTTTACAATTGAAAAATGCTATACTTCTATGCTGTTTTCCCATATTACTATTATAAACCCATTGAACAACTTTTGTAGGTACACCCATAACAGGTACTACATATTTAATAATATCTTCAATATAATGTATAACCACAAATTTAAAACCTTTAAAATAACTAAACATTTTTAAATAATCATCTTCACTAACTTTATCTTTATATGTATCATATTTCCAACCTACATTATAAGGTGGATCAGTAATTATTAAAGTTCTATCTTTATCTAAATCTTTTATAATATTTCTATAATCTTTATTATATATCATTTTTAAAAAATTACTATCATACTATCGTGCATTCCAGGTTTATTTGTTACATATTCTCCAAAAGTATTATATCCACTAAATTTTAATCTACCCTTTATAAACCTAATTTCTTTTTTATTTGGTAATATATGTTCGTGAAATATTTTAGTACTTGTAGATACTGGTAATAACATAACACATAATTTACCCTTTTTACTTTCTTCTATAGCTTTTAAAATAAATGCTTCTTTTAATTTTCTACTATAAGGTGGATTAATAAAATTTCTAGATCCCCAATCTACCTCTAAACCACACCACTCCATATTATGCATATAAGGACATGGATCAAAATTAAAATTAAATTCTTTATTTAACTTATAAAAAAAATCACCTGGTGTTTTCCAATCGTCCTTATGTACTAAATTTCTATTTTTCATCTTTTTTTTCTGTACTTAATATAACCTGTAACTGTTTCAAATTTTTCATAAGAACAATTATCTACTAAGTGTTTATAAAACTTATTTACTTGTGCTTGGTCGTCTTTAATTCTATTTAAATATGCACTATCTAAAAAATCAGGCATATTATTTGCACTACTTCCTCTACTAAAATTCTTTTGATTTCTACACCATCTTTTAAATCTTAATTTTGTATTCCAAGTTTTCTCTAATTCAAATCTACATTTACCTGCTTTATTTTCTTCCGTCCAATAATCTACAAAGTCCTCTAATAATTCTTTTTGCCCTAATTCTACTGCTATAGTGTTTGCATGAGCAACCATAAAATCTTTAGCAGTTAATGAACCAATAAGATTAGATTTTTCTTTTCGTGTATTCATAATATTATTTTTAATTATTATTTCTTTATTATTATTAATAGAGCTTGAATTTTTTAATATCTTGTTATTAAAATTCTTACAATCTAGTTCTTCAGTTTTTTCAATACTAGTATTTAAAAAATTTAAGATCTGGGAATGGTCTATCTTAAAATGTTTTTTTGCAGGTACACCCTTTAGCACTACCTGAATTATACCCCACTTTTCAAGCACAGATAACGCTTGTTTGATTTGATAGTAAGAAAGGGTGGTACTACAACTAATATCATTTGTTACATTAAAAAAATAACCCCCATTATCTTGAGAGTTATCTTTAAAATATTGTTCTTTTTGTATAAGATCAGAAAGAACCAAACTAGCATCTACGCCTAAATTAACGAGAAGACATTTATTTAAAATTAAAAAAGGAGTAGAAGCTAGTATTGATTTTTTCATTTGCCTAAAATTATATAAAAATATTTTACATTTTATAAAATTTAATTATTAGTTATTAACAATGAATAGTTAAAAAGGCATTTCTACTGACTTTTTATCTTTAAGAAATTCATCATACATAACAGTAAATTTCTCTACTTCATCTACACCAATAACACCACCTGCAGCTAATTCTATAGCTCCTTTAAATGCCACACTAAACCTAATATCTTCTTTAGCGTCATTATTAGTATTTGTATAGCTAGGTGATTTTTTACTAAAAGAAGAATCCCCTTTAAAAGCGATTTTAACAGTTCCCTTTTCTGTTATAGTGTATTCAACTGTATCACCGACTTGCTCAAAAGTTTTATCTTTCTTTTTATATAATTTACCTATATCTCCATTTTCAAAGACAATAGTAAAAATAAACATATCGTTAAATTTTTCATTTTGTAAATTAAGTTCTGTAATTGTTGATTTTTTTGTTTCCATTTTTTTAGTATTTAATTAATAATTCGTTAATATCAAGATTGACTATTTCACATAATAATAAAAGCTCACTCACTTTAAATGAAAAAGGACTATCTAATTTAGCCAACATTGTTGGGTATGATAGCCCTAATTCTATTGCTAAGTAATTTTTTCTTATTTTGTTTTTCATCATTTCCAAGATCAATGTATCTCTTACATCATCTTGATTTTTAAATTGTGTAAATTTCATAAACAATAAATTTTTACAAATATAATTAAAATAACTTTACAAAAATAAAAAGATATTAACATAGTTATTGTTAATAAAGTATTAATTATTTATTTGTTTTATTAAAAATATTTTACATATATTTGTGTTATAATTAAAAAATAAAAAAAATGAAAAAAGAAAAAATTTATAAATTATCTAAAGAAATATTAATTGACGAATTACAACAATTAATAAAGTATATAGATTCTGATAAAGCAAATCAACATAAAATAAATAGCATAAGAAAATGTTTAGAGAATAATATAATGTCACCTGACGCTTATTATATTTGGGAATATTAAAAAAAAATAAGTAATGAAAAAAGATATAACATTATTAGAGGAATATAAAAATATTCTTATGAATAGAATAAAAGAATTAGAAAAAGAACAAAACAAATATCAGGATCAAGATAATTATACTCTTTATTCTAACATACAAAGTAGAATACTAGAACTACAAAGTCAATGGTATGTAGTACAGGGTTTAATTATAAAAAACATATAACTATGGAATTAATAATATTTTTAACTTTTGCATTAGTAATTAAAGTTTGTGAATATGCAAACAAAAAAGGATATAGATAATGAAAATAATAATAAATAATAAAGAGGTTAATTTAGATACTATAAAAGTAGATGGCGTGTACTCTTGGGATTATCCTGAATATTGTGACGCTTATGTTTGTTATGCTAAATTTTTAGACGGTTCTGCATTGAATCGTAATGAATTAGAACAAATTACAGATAATTACCAAGAATTAGTAAATGATTTAGCACATCAAATAAATACTTAAACTATGAAAATAACAATAGATGCAGATACAGTAGCTATAGCATTAGCACATAATAAAGTAGAAAAAAAGTATGAAGATTTAAACATAGCATATACTATAAATAACTATGATGAATTTAGAAGTTTTAACTACACTAAAGAAGCTCAAAAAGATTTTGACAAATTTTACAAATACTTTTATAATATAATAATAGAAAATCAAAAAAAATGAATAAAAAACAAAAATTAGAAAATATATTTAAATATATAGAAACAGAAACAGATCAATGTGTAATTGACCATATTGATATGGAAGAAATTTTACAAATGGAAGGCTACGATGATTTATATGAAAAACTAGAAGAAGAAGACTTTTTTAATGTAGAAATAATTTATTATGCTAGAGCTATGGAATATTTACAAAGAAACGATACAAGCCTAACAGATAGCTTAACAATAGCGGGTGAAATGGGTTATCGTGCAGAAGATTTAAACTCTGAAATTTTAGCAAGTCTTTTAGCTAGTCAAAAAATACAAGAATCTTTTGGTAGCTATTATGATGAAATAGAAGATATATTAACTAACAATGAATAAAATTGAGGATATAAAATATGAATTAGAAGAATTTGAGTTGGGGGGTATTGATGTATGGGAATTAATTAAAAGAATAGAAATAATAGTAAATAAATAAAATGACACAAAAAGAACAATTATTAAAATACTTTCAAGAAGAAGATTTTAGCATAACAACTTTAGAGTGTATGCAGAAATTATTAATTTTGGATCTGCAAGGAGTTATTAGAGATTTAAAACAAGATGGATACAGAATAGAATCTTTTTATATGTGCAAAAAAAATATGTATGGAGATCTTAAAACCTTTAAAAGATATTATTTAATTGAAGATGAACACGATTATATACAATTCGAAAGAGAAAGAGAAGTTTTAAAAGATGTTACATTATAGAGTAGTTTCTTTTTTCATTACTTTGCTACTCGGAATAAGGGTAATTATATTAGTAGGGATAACATTCTAATATTTTTGCCCTTATTTTTTATAATTCCATTAGTAGATTTATAGGTAGCTTACCATTGTTTAAAACAACACCACAACCAATAGCAGGTTTCTTACCTGCCTTAGCATATGCAAAGCTATATTCTGAAAAATTTATACCTGCTCCAATTTGCATACCAAACACTCTAAAATTTTGACCTACATAGTGTTCACAATATGCTTGTGTATGTAAATGTCCCTGTACTGTATTCATCATATCTGCTCTACACTTTGTTCTAGCAGTACCACCCTCTCCATGTAAATATTGTACTCCGTCTTTAACATATCTTTCTACAAAATTCCAACCAGGCACTTGTAATACTTCTTTATAGCTTTTTATCCATTTACTAGGTATAGCAGAAGTTTGAGCTTTACGCATAATCATTCTATCGTGATTTCCAATTATTACAGTAGCTTTAGGAAATTCTTTATACCACCTAGCTATTCTTTTTATAGCTAATTCTAATTCATCTGCCCCACCCATTCCGTCTGCGTTTGTTTCGTGATAACTTGAATAATGATTATCTAAACAATCTCCTATAAATACAACTTCTGTACAATCAAACTGTTCATATTTAGATACACAAAATTCTAGGTATTTGTCTAAGCAGAAAGGCTCGTGTAAATCACCAATAACTAAAACATTATTTATTACACCACCATTAGAAACACGGATTTCTTTTATTAAATCGTGTTCTGATTTAGTTAATCTTAAACGATATTCTTTTTTAATATTATTTCTTTTTAAATTTCTCTACTGAACGCCCACCAAAGTAAGCTCCTATCACCGTTATTAATGTAAGTTGTAGTAAGTCCGTCCATTTATCTGCTACTTCAAAAGCTATAGAACCACTATCTATAAATACAAGTAGCATAGTACAAACTATAAGAAATATTAAAACAAGTGGTCTTACTGATCTTGTAAGCACATTACCATTAGCGTCTGCTTCCCACCTAGCAGTAATGTTTTTTTCAACTTCTATTTTATAAGAGTTCATTATTTCTTTAATCTTTGCTTTAGCGTTTATTTTTTCTTCTTTGT